CTAAAGTAGCGTCTAGTCCATTATTTACCTTAATATTATTTTTATTGGTTATAACATTTAATACACCAGAAGCTACATTAGATGTAATCCCACCACCAATTAAATACCTTACTGTTAAAGTAGTATTATTAGGAGCTATACCATAAGTATCAGTGTATAAAAAGTTAGATGGAGAGAATGCTGTTGTTAATAATGATCTTTTATATGGTAAACCTAAACCTATATTATTAGGGTTAGGAGTAATTTCTTCATCTATATTTTGAGTATTAGTACCTGCTCCAAATTGGATTTGAAGTGTTGTTGGAGTCATAAATCTAGTTACAAATCTACGAGGTATTTTTTTAAGTTGAAGAAGAAATGGAACATCACTTTGATTAACTGAGAGGTTAGGATTGTTTATATTAGTATTTTTAATAGTATCATATACCATTTCTTGAGCTAAATATGGTACTTCATACCATTTATTTCCGTCACTATCAGTTATATCTAATATTTTAATTATATTAGAATCTTCTATTTCTATTGTTGGATATTTTTCTACAGATCCAAAAGAGAATGTTGTTGTTTTAATTTCAGCTGATATAGCTTTTCTAGTTTTCTTTAAAAGGAAATAATCAATATTATTTCCAGTTGTTTGATAAATAGTTACAGTTGTAGGGTCTTGTGAACTAGAGAATGAAAAATCAACTGAGTCTTGCATCAAAAATGAAGTATTTTGAGTTAAAGATGAGTTAATTTGAGTGTTTTCAAGTAATTGAACAGCATAATTATAATCAGGAGTATAATTTGTTCCTGATAATATAGATGGGATTTGTTGGTATACATCAATATCAACTGTAGCTGCTCCAGTAACTTTTGGAGTATAACCTAACATATATGCTAATGAATATATATTATTTTGCTGTCTAGCATATTGGATAAAATTCTCTTGAATTTGATTATCAAGATAAAAAGATAATACGTCACCAACATAAGCTGACATTTCAAGAAACATAGTACCAGGGGAACTAGGAGTAAAATTAGCGTAAGTTGAAGGGAAATAAGTTTTAGCAAATTCAGTTAATGTATTTTTGAATTCACTAAAATCCTTATTAATGTATTTAATGTCAATATTTTCAGCCATATTATAAAGTTATATCTATAGAATTTTTGTTACCAGCAAATGAATAATCAATAATAATGTTAATTGAGTTAACATCATAATTTGGGTTAATAGTTACACTATTTGTAATAATTTGTGGGAAATTTGCTCTTAATCCTTCTATAATTTGTAATTTAAGACTATTTAAATTTACTTCAGTTGTACTTTGAAATATAAATCTTCTTAAATCACTACCATAATTTGGATTAAGAACACGTTCACCTTTATTAGTTAACATATAATTAATAACATCTGATCTTAATTGTTCTGTAGTAGTGTATGTTGAACTAAATACAGCATCTGAACCACTAATTATTGAACCAACAAATGGTAGACTTACCCCAATAGCTAGTTGATAATCAAGATCTAATGGATTATTATTTTCTATTCTATATGCCATTATTTACTATTCATTAGTCCCATTATTTGATCTAAACCTACTTCACCGCCTGGGAGACTTGATCCTTCACCCATTGTGTTAATTGGTGGAGGTGTGTAAGCAGGTTGAGCATGAGATGAGTTTGCAGTAATTGTAGCATCAAATTCACCTCCAATCATACTTCGTAAATTACGTTTAAGATCATGATTTACAGGAGAAGATTGTTGATAGGTAGGAACGGGAGTATAAGTTTCCTGTACTACTGTTTTAGGTGATTTAACTGCTTCAAGAAGGATATCTTTAATTTCCTCTTGAATTGCTTCACGTACTGCTTCTTTAATTAATTTTTTTAGTCCGTCGATTTTCATATGATTATAAATATTTGATTATTCAGTTGTTATATTAGGAGTTGTATCTATTATGAATTTTAATTGAGATATTAACACTGATGGGTCTGAAGCAAATGAAGAGTCAGTTCTTAGTACATCTACACCTTGCTTATTTTGAGCTACAGCATAGCGTCTAATATATTTACTTTCATTTTTTTCATCAATTTTCACTCCTAAAGTAAATCCTTTATAAGTATTAGTATTTTCATTTTGAGTAGCTACTACTGTAGGATTAGCTAAAGCATTAATTTCAGCATTAATTTGTTCTAAATCCATATTTTGGCTCCCAGAACAATGTTCTAATATAACATCTAATATATCTAAAAATTTTAAAATTATTCCTAAAAATGTTGCAAATGATGCTATTGTTATATTTACAGTGGTAATTGTTTTTTCATTAACTACTATTTCATTTTTTATTTTAGCTATAAATGAAGATATTTTAGCTTGAAGTCCTGCAGTCATTGGGGGTAGTCCTAAAGGAGGTACACCTGTTGCTGGGTATGGGTTAGATTCAGCTAAGTTTATTGCAAGCTGTATAGCAGATATAACTGTGGCTGTTATTCCTAATATTGTGGCTGTTTTTTTAATTGTATCATACATTCCATTTATTTGAGTAACTAATGAAGCTCGTAACTTAATAACAGATTGTATTTTTGATGATGATGGGCAATCTATTAAATCTATCAATTGATCTTTAGTAATTTTCCCTAGTATAAAAGCTGCTCCAGCACCCGCTGCTCCAGCTGCTGCTGCTTTTAAAGCTTCTTTATCTTTAGCTGTTTCTTTAGCTCCATCTGCTGCATTTTTAGCTTGGTCGGTTTTATCTTGGGCATTTGCTTTAACAGAATCTAAAGTTGAATCTTCACTTATACCTAAATTAGAGATTACTAAAGGAATAACTTGTGGTGCAAATGGAGTTATTAAACCTATAATAAATGGGATTAATCTTTTTTTAATAGTTACTTTTTGACTATTAACAAAATTAGAAAATTTAACTTCAGGTGGTAATTCAGCGTTTAATGTTTTGTTTAGAGCTTTATTATCTTGAGATAGTATTTCTTTGTTAGTTTTAGCTGTGTTTAAAGCTGTTTCGTCTGTTGCTTCAGACATTGCTTTTCTAGGAATCTCATAAACAATATTATTTCCTTTAGAATTTTGAGTAGATGAGTCTTGTCCTCCCTCAATAGTATAAGGCAATGGTTCACCTGAGTTAGGATCAACTATATTATTAGCTAGTAATATTTCTCTGGTTAAATTAGCCTCAGTAGAGGACATTCTTGAAGGACCATTAATAACCTGACCACCAGATGTAGTTAATACAGCGGATAGTTCAGGACCACGTTTTTTAAACGTGATTGTACTTCCATCGCTAACTTTATATATAGGTGTACTCATGTTTGGTTATTTACAATAAATATGCGAAATATATGAAATTGTGTTTGGCTTTCCAAGTTATGTTTATTATATTTAGGTATAAATAAAGGTTATGAAAAAGTTAATTATTTTAGGATTCGCAGCATTTTTAATTCAATCATGTACTGTTTTTAAACATAAACCTAATTGTGGTCAAGATATTGTAGATTTAATTAATTATGAAGATACAATTAAAATTGAATTTAAAGGTATTGACTCATTAGTTTTTAAAAATAAAGACTACAAACATGTTGCTGATTCATTAATGTATAATCATAATGATGTTTATATGCGAATTGATGTTCAGAATATTCATACTGGTTATATTCATCGAATTGTTTTTACAAGAAATGCGTTTAGTCGTTACCCATATGATGAAGTTAATTATAAATGGGTAGAATAATATTAACTATCAGATTTAATTAAGCTAAGAGCGTTAGTTGAAAATACATCTGGGTTAGTTTCAATTATTTTATCTTTACATACATCATATTTAAATAACCATATTGTCTCATCTCTATTTGATGGTGTTTTACCTTTTAATGTTTCAGAAGCATATGTAACTACAAATGAATTATTTTGTGGTTTTATTTTATATAATTTAAAAGCTCCAACTCCTTCATGACATTTATTAACTCCCCAAAAATCTTTATAATTTTCAGTTCCTGGAGGTTTAAAGCATGTTATACTAAAAGTTATAATTTTTTCGTCTAACCCAATGGTTAATTCTTTTAGTTTAGATGAATTAATTATGAATCTATTGTATCTATATCCTCCAATTCTTTTAACTTTTGGTGGAGTTGTATCACTAATAGGAAATTGATCACCTGGTTGGAAAAATTTAAATCTTTCATCATTTTCAGGTGAGGTAGGAGAATGATATCCTGTTATAACATTTTCGTAATTTTTTACTTCAGTGTATATGTTATTAAAATTACTTTCAGCAAAAGATTGAGGTATATTATTATTTAAACTAGCGTAATTATTTCCATCATCTCTTAATAATATTTGGTTATTAGCTTTTACTTGATATGTAGCTGAGTTACATTGATGGCCATCACCTATATACATTACATCAAATGCTAAATTATTAGCTAAACAATCATTATCTTTAGATGCTAATTCAACTGTTATACGTGTATATTGATCATTTTTATATTTAGGCAAATCAGCTGTTCTTTCTATTTTAGTATTAGGATCTAAAGAACTAGAATTTAATTGTTCTAATAATTGCTTATTTGTTGCTATAACATCAGGTCTTTCATTTATTACTAAATTATTAGGATTAGTAGGATTTGGGGTGAAATATCTTTCCCAAGGTTCTAAACCTACTTTAGTTATATCTCCAAACTCTATTGTAGGTCTGTTACTAACATTAAGAGTTGGATTTTCAGTATATTTTTTATCTAAGAAATCATTAACGTATTTTTTTAATGCTTCTGCTCTTGCTTTGGCTAACGATCCTGGTGTTTTTCTAAATTCATCTGTTCTATCAACTCCATCTCCTTCTTCATTATCAGAATTAGTTACTTGTGATTCAGATGAAGTAATTGTAATTTTTGTATTACCTGGGTTATTTTTTATGAATTGGAACATATCTTCAAGTTCTTGTTTTATTACTTCTTTAGACTCATTACTTAATGAGTCAACAAGATATGTTCCTGAGTTATAAAGTCCTTGAAGATTAAGAGTACCTCCTTTTACAGGATCAATATAACTTGGTAATTCTGCTGTTTTTTGAGGATTAATGATAGATGTAGTTTCTAAACCAGATTTAGAAAAGGTAACAGTTACATCTTTTGGATCAAGATCTACAGGAATGGTAATTAACCATTTACCTTCAGAATCAGTTGTTGTGAATTTACCAGATGGTATTCCATTTCCACTTATAGTAACCTTTACTCCTTCTAATTTATTTCCTGCTGGGGTGTCAAAAACTTGTCCATTAAATTGGTTTGGCATGATTATATCGTTTTAACTGTTTTAGATAATAAATTTTTAGCGTTTACTATATTTAAAATATCATTACTTAAAGTTTCAGCATCACATGCTATAGCTTGTAAAGATACAATTGGAGCACCATTACTATCAATAGATGTTTTAAATGCTATATTAAGTGTCTGTAAAAATACAGCTATATCAGATAATAAAAAATTTAAATTTTCACCTAATACAACTGACTGTATTTTGCTTCCTTCTATTCCTTCAGATGAACCTAAATAAACTTTTTCGGCTGTTAATGAGATTTGTTTAGCATTCACTCCTAAGGTTTCACCACATGATAATTGAATTGCTTTACTAGATAATAATAATATTGAATCAGATTTAGCATTAAATACTAATCTTCCTGAGTTAAGTACAATTTGGTTTCCTTCATATTGTCCTACATTAGTAGGAGGTGTTGATTTAGTAAATGAAGAATTATTTATATTAGCTGGGAATAGTGGTAGTTGTTGGTTTGAAGTTAAATAAATTGATGATTTATCATTATTAATATCTTCAGTCACAGGGACCCAAGGATCAGTAGTATATGATGCTTGTCCGTTTCTTATTATAACAATGGGATCACCATTACTATAACTAGCTCCATTAGACCACCCATTAGGTATAAAAGAATTACCTACAGTTGAACCAAAACGAATTGAGTTACCCCATCTACCTTCATATATTATGTCTCCTTCATATGGTAATAAAGGATGAATATCTGTTCTTTCATCAAATGTTTTACCTAAATTGATATCAGTACTATTATCAGTTACTCGTCTATAAGATCCTAATGTAGTAGAAACATAGTCTCTATCTTCAGCTTCTGTTAAATTTGGTGATACAGGAACAGCATTATGATGTTGGCTATTCCAAACGTTTGAAGGAGGAAAATAATAAGCTACAGATGAATTAGGATTTTCGGTTAAATTAGCCCCAGGTAAGAATATAATATATGTTAACTCATTAATAAGAGGATACTGTTTTATATTAGGAAATAATGGGATAGCAATTGTATTAGATGTAGTATTATTATTATTTACAGCACTTAATCCATAATATGCTTCTTCATAAAAAATAGTTCCAATACTATTCCATTCTCCATATTCTTTAAATTTAGGATGAGAATTATCTAAAATAATATCTAATACTCTAATGGGTGTAATTTTAATATCACCTCTACCTAAATTAGCAATTGAAGAAGGATTTGTAGTAAAAGTATTTTGATATGTACCTGCTACTCCGAACCTAATTTGAGTCATTATTCTTCAGTTTTAAATTTATCTAACTCAGCTAATAATTGTTGTTTTTCTTCTTCAGAAATACCAAAACTACCATCATTAGGTCCAGCACTATTATTCATAATACGTTGGATAATAGTAGCCATTTTAATCAATTGTTCATCATTCTTAACACTTATCTCTAAGTATTCTTTAATCAAAGGAACAATAAGAGTAGCATCACCTATTTCTTGTACAAGTGGTTTAAGTTCTGATATTAAGATAGATATTTGTTTGTCTTTTTTCTGTTGGTTGGTATAAATCTCTTCTAATATATCTGAAAATTTCTTTTTACCAAATACAACATTGTCTAATCCATTCATAATATTTTATCTATAAATATGAGCATTAGAAATTTGTATATCCGTTTTCTAGATAGAAATAATAATATTGTTTAAATATACCATATAATTTGTCGGCTATCTTAGTGATTTTAGGGGTTTTAGCGTCAATAATCTCACGAATGTATATATACAGTGCTTTTTTATTAAAGATGTCTATATGCTCTCTCTTACGAAATAATTCCAATATAGCATCTGCTATTTGAGCATCAATTTCTTTAGGAAATAAAGTATAAATATTTGTAGTACAGTATGTTATATATTCGTCTAAAAAATTAGATAATCTATCATGTGATGATCCTTCATCTATACGATATGAAAACTGCTCATTCGACTC